AAAGCTCCGGCGGCACGATGCCCTCGAACGCGCCTTCCTTCTTGATCCACATCTCCGGCTGGTTCACGACCCGCACTTTCTTGAGCTTGAAGGAGCGCCGGTTGTAGACGTTGTTGCCGATGTACTTCTCGTTGGACAAGACCTCGCGCACCGTCGCCCGTGTCCAATCGCGCCCGAGGTCTGTTCGAATGTTTTGTGTGTTGAGCCGTTCAGCAATCTCCAACTCGGTCAGGTTGTCAGTGACGAACCAGCGGTAGATCTGGTTGACGGCGGCGACTTCGTCATCGGGCCCCGGCTGCAGGATGACGCGGTCGGTTTGCAAACTCTTGTGCTCGCCGCGAGCCAATTCACCTTTGAGTGTGCCGGACTGATCGATCAGCACACGCCGCAGGCCGTAACCGGCGGGACCGCCTTGCCGAAAGCCCAGCTCGATCAGGCGGCACTGCCCGGCGAATACCTTGGCCGACAATTCCCGGCTGTATTCGCCCGCCATCGCGCGCTTGACGCCTTTGACGATGGTGGACACAGGCGAGCCATCGTTCTCGAACTGTTCGGCACAGTAGGAAACCTGGATTCCAGCGCGGCGACAGATGTATTCGTAATAGGCGCTCTCGTCGGCATCCTGAAACCGCCCCCAACGGCTGACGTCATAGACCAGGATGATCTGGAAATCGGCCTTGCCCGTCTCGACATCCTTGATCAGTTGCTGCAGTGCTTTGCGCCCATCGATACGCAGGCCGCTCTTGCCTTCGTCGGCGTAGGTGCGGACGATCTCGATGTTGCGCCGGGCAGCGTACTCACGGATCTTGTCGGCTTGATTCTCCGTCGAGTACTGCTGGTGCTCGGTCGACATCCGCACGTATTCGGCGGCCCTAAATGTCGGAGGGGGTGACTCCGTCTCCGTTGAAAGTTCTTCTGCCTGCATAGACCCGATCACTCACTGTTATGTGCACCTGCTCTCGGGTCTGCTTTTCACCTTACTGGCACGGCCACGACCAGCGCGGTGCCGGTCAGGATGCACAGGTTTGAAACTGTTGCCATTCAGGATGATCGAGAGCCCATTTGGAGAAAGAAGTTAAGGGCGAATCGCTGAGGTGTCGATCAAGTCATCTCTTGACACGTCCATCTTGCACGGACACGTCAGGCACACCGGCGTGATCTCGACGATCCATGAAGCGCCGCTCTCCATTGGAAATGCTGGATGCCGCGCGATTCGGTACAGGCCCGTCGGCAGGCCGCACACGTCCATCTTTGCAAGACCAGCATCTTGTCCCCTGAGATCGCGCAGTCGCTGCTGTTCTCGGTTGTGCTGTTCGTACTCTGGCCGAGCGTCGCGGTAGTTGCGCCAGTAGTCAGGATTGCGCTGCGACCACGCCTGTTGGGCGGCGCGCTGGTTGATCCGGTAGTCGGAATCAGACTGAAGTTTGGCCCGTTGCCACTGGCGCTTGCGGGCGCGCTGGCAGTCAGGCGAGGAGCAGTAGGCTTGGTCAGGAACTTGTGGGCGGGGTTCGAAGGAATTGCCACAGCAGGCGCAGCGTTTGATCATCGTCGTGGGCTCCATGCAAAGTCCGCATGGAAGCCACGACCGACCGTGGCGATGGGCGCAAGGTGACTGCGTCTACAACGTGGACGTCATTGAGCGGCCCGGTTCAGCGCTGGCTCCAGAGCTGTCCGCAGTCGATCCACGATGGCCACCAACGGTTCGGGGATGAGTTCGTTTTTTTTGAGAAACGTCTGCCACAGCGATTGCCGAGATGCGTCCTGGGCAAATTCGTCAGTCAAGCCGACCGGCAGTACGGCGGGAACGGTCATACCCCGCCGTTCGAACGTCGCCTTGATCGCCTGGGCCAGCAGGTCGATGTCCAGCGCTTCACGCTCCAGCAGCACCGACAAATCGAGGTAATCCTTCAACCGGCTGTTGGTCATACCCAAGAGTGCAATGGCGTGGAGCTTTTCCGCGACGACGGTGTAGACAGGATAAGTGCGCAGCCTGGGGGCGGGTAAATCACCCAGCAGCACGGGGTAGACCGCATCAATCGGGCCGGGCGTAACGGCATCGCCGAAACCGATGTCGATCTGCGTCTTGCACCGTGCCTTGGCCAGCTCGCCGCTGATGAGGATGCGCGCCCCGGCGTACCCGGCGTCTTTCCGGATCTCGTTGGCAACGACGGAGGCCGGATCGAACACAATGCCGTCGTCGACCACGATGCTGGCAATGTCGCGGAAGGTCTGGGCTACGGAATCCAGATCGCTCGCGCCGAAGCCCAGCAGGTCGGCATCGCGAGTGGCCCGATGCGGCATGTCATACCAGAGCGTGAACAGCAGCGCTCCCTTGAGAAGAAAACGATCCGCATGCTGCGACTGACTCAGGCGATAGAGGATGCGCTCCAGCGCGAAACGCACCAGCACCTGATTGAAATCGACGCCCTGTGTCTTGGCGACATTGAGCAGGCGGGCGCGGACAGAGGCCGCAACATTACTCATTCGATAGCCTCCAGATAGGGGCGCATCACATTCGCCACACGGCAGATCTTTGCATAGCGCCACAGATCGTCCGCCGAGGCCTTGCGCTTGGCGCGCACCTCCTTCAGCGCCTCCAGCGCCACATCCAGCCCGATCTTGTTACGGTGCTTGAAGCAGTCCGCCACGGTCTTAGCCACGCTGTACACCCGGAGCCTGACACCGTCGCGGTCGACCTCCTCAATCCCTGCCGAGTAGGCATCGCCCGTGAACTGCACCATCTTGACTGGCGGGTAGTCGACACGGGGCGGGTGGCTGCCGCGAGGCATGGCGATCCAGATCTGACGCGGTAGCTGCGTGGTCAGCTCATGAAACTGCAGCGCCGTAAGCAGGCAGAACACCGCTTGCGGCACCTTGGTGGCGATGGTGCCAAGGCTCTCGAATTCCGAAACCTGCGCATCCGGCAGACGGTACAGGCCACGCCCCACCTTCTCCAGTAGACCCGCAGCGGTCAGGCGCGTAAGAACGACCCGAGGCGCACTGATGGCGTCTAGATCGCTGGCGCGCAGTAGCCCCTTCTGGCTGGCCAGATCAAGGACGCGCTGAGTGTGAGTACTGGAGAGCATGGGCGGAGTATGTTCCGTTATTTCGTCGAATGCAACTTCTTGAAGACAAAACGAAACATTTCGCCCATGTTCTCCGAGTCCCGCCGCTGGCAGACGATGCGCTGGGCGCGCTACAAACCGGGAGCATTACGGCCTCAAGCGCAGCATCTCCTACACGAAAACCTTTTAAGCGAAACTATTTGATGATAGAATCCTTTTGAACGAAATCCGATGACGGAGTTGCCAATGACCCAGCCGAACCAAGAAACGATCCATGACCTGCTCGTGAGGAATATCCCGCGTGAGCTTGTCATGGGCCTCGAAGAAGCCAAGCTGGTCGGCGCTCAACGTGCCTATGCTGCAGCGCGAGGGATGGACGACGGGCACTTGCCCAGTGTGGTGGGTCAGCTGCGCCACTTCCATATGAATGAGTCGTTCCATCGCGCACTCGCCGTCGCGGACGCATCTCCTTCACCGCTGCGCGGCAATCAGATTGTCACCGGCAGGGCTGGGATCTTCACCCTGGCACGATTCAATACCAAGTATGGGGTCTGGAACAGCGGGCGGCGTAGCGAAACCCGAAAGCAGATGTCCCTGGCGAACGCAGCCATCGAGCCGCTGGTTCAACCCGGACTCTTTTCCGGGTACGTGGAGCCATCTCAAGCGGTTGTATTCATCGTGGCCTGCTTTGCAGGATCGCTGCACAGCCAGCCAGACACACCCGTCTCCATCGAAATCGCGGTCCCAGATCGCCACATGCAGGGCTGGCTTTTCCGGGAGCCCATTGACGCATTCGTCAAACGCTACGACCAGCAGCCGACAGCGGGCCAAGACGACTTGGCAGTACCGAAGCTGAAAAAGAACATTGGCAAACAACAAGACAAAGACGGAACAGGATCATGAGCAGGGGCGGTGTACAAGGATTTCAGAAAGATCGACTTAGCCAAATTCTTGCGGCCCGTCGTCTGACTCAAGTCCAGCTGGCCTCAATGGTCGATGTGTCTCCGGCGACCATCAGTAAGTGGCGCGCAGGAACGCAAGCGCCCGAGCGCGACGCACTTGAACGCCTTGCTGGCGTGGTCAACGTCACGCCGGAATGGTTTACGCGTGCGCCCGGGGCTCGGTTGTCCTTGCCGCTTTTTCGCAGCAACGCGTCAGCACACGTCGCTGCACGAGCCATGCTTGAGGCCCGCCTTGAGTGGGCCCAGGACGTGGCGGCTGCCCTGATGGAGTACGTTGACTACCCCGATGTCAATTTGCCCTCTCGCGATTACACCGATCCAGAAGAGATCACTAACGAGGACATCGAGAAGGCTGCCAGCGAATGCCGAGACCTGTGGCGTTTGGGCCGTTCGGCGATTCAAGACTTGGCGCTGGCAGTAGAAGGCGCTGGAGTGATCGTCGTCCGGGAAGAAACCGGCATCGCTCAGATCGAAGGGCTATCGGCTTGGAGTGAAGTATTGGGGCGACCGCTCATTCTTTTGTCCGCCGACAAAAACAATGGGTACCGCAGTCGCTTCGATCTTGCCCACGAGGTCGGGCATCTAATCCTGCATCGTCACATTCAGCGCACGACAGACAACGCGCGCCACAAAATGATGGAAGCGCAGGCACACCGCTTCGCAGGCGCATTTTTGCTGCCCGCTGAAACGTTCGCCAGCGAAGTTCGCGTGCCACCGACTCTGGATGACTTGTTGCTGCTGAAGCGCCGTTGGGGCGTATCGGCGGCGGCGATCATCATGCGGCTGAAGGCGCTTGAGATGCTGGATGAAGATGGCGCTCTGATGCTTTTCAAGCGTCGCTCTGCTCGGTGGGGTGCGAAATCGGAACCCGGAGACGAGGATCGTCGACCAGAGCAGCCGCGCCTGCTTCGTCGCACCATTGATCTGTTGGTCGAAGAGAAGGTCATGCCTTTAGAAGCCATCCCGAGGCACATCGGACTGGCTGCGGGCGACGTGGAAGCACTCGCCGGATTGCCCGAAGGCTACTTCCAGGGCAATACCAATGTCGTGGAGTTTGCACGGCTGAAAGCAACCCAGAAGCCGGTTGATGACCAACCAGCCCAAGGCAATAAGGTGGTGCCGTTCCGGCCCGTCTCCAAATCCTGATGTGAAAGGAGCAGCGATGTCCAAGAACACAAAGCAGACGTCCTCACGAATTGGTCGGCTGGCGTCGGAAACGCTGCAAAGCAGCAGTTCGTCGCAAGTGGCCAAGAGTCTGGCCGCTTCGGCACTGTCTCAGCGCAGCGGCGACAAACAGACCGGTGCCCAGATGGAAGATAAGGCCGCACGCGTTTTGGCCAGCGACCGATACGCCAAAGAGACGAAAGAACTGGCGGCCTCGGTCCTGTCCCAAGCCAACAAGCAGCGCTGAGGCAGGGAGTCGAGTCCCTCATGTCACAGGATCTGAGCGACTCGCAACTGAAAGATCTCTGGCGTCAGGGAAAAATTCCGGTCATCTTCAAGCGCAATAAGCCACTCCCGGTCCTGGCGCGCATTCCGTTCGCCGAAGGGAATATGGAGTGGCTGCGGGATGGTCGACGCTTAAAGCCCGACTGGTGTGCGCAGTTCAAGGCCTGGGAAATTCCGACTGCGTGGTTCGACAGCGTGATCAAACTTGCACTGAGGCGACACCAAGAGGTCTACGTGATCCAGTTGTACCGGGAGCACCAGAAATGCGCTCCGGCGTGCTGGAACGCGTCAGGCTTTCATTGTGAGTGCTCCTGCATGGGGGAGAATCACGGCGGTGGCCATCCAGGCGGCAACTGGTACGAGGTTTCCGAAACCTTCGCCGTGTCCTGGGGTCAGCAGCGCTATTCATGCCGCCATCTGAAGGCCAAGAATCCAGGGCGCTAACCGTCGCAGCACAGGCTATCTATCAGGGTGCCCAGTCCGCCATTGCCTCACTGACCACCTTGGCCATCCAACTCGGCAGTGCAGCCCGAGCACCGCGCACTGCTTCCCATTCGGACTCGGGCAGTTTGGCGCGCAGTTGCTTCAATGCCGCTGGCGCACCCTCCGGCCCCAGCCATGACAATGCACGGATTACCTTGCCTGCAGGACGCTTGCCCAGCAACAGTTGCCAGCGATTGCCGTGCTTGAGCTCCACGCAACGGCTGCCAAGATGCAGGAGGCGGGATGCGCCGGATGTGAGAAAAACCTCGCGGGTCGGCACCTGCGTGGTCAGGCCCAGCGCATTGGCTTCGGCCGCGCCGTTAGCCACGACCGTTTCACCGCTACTGGCCTCAATGGCCTGCACCACAGATTCGGTGGACGGCGGGCGGGAACCAAACCGACCCTGATGGGGCGCGACATAGGCACCGCGACTCACGCGCAGCAATTTTCCTTCCTGAGCCAGTCGGGACAAGGTTTTGTCGATGGCAGCCCGTGACCCAAGATGCAGGAACTCCTTGGGCGACAACAAGCCACCCTCGGGCATGACCCGGGCGGCAGACAAAATATTCTCAGCAAGATGACTCATGGTCATGACTCCTTTGTCAGAAGTATTAATCAGTATCTGACAAACCGCAATTTGCAGCATACGTTCCCGGCCAAGGGCAGCAGAGGAGCCTCCGTGGCCTCGGGAGCCCGGATCACGCACATAAAAGGGGGATTCGCCGAAAGCCAACACGGTTTCGGCCAGAACATCGAATTCACGGCCTCAAGGCCGAGGTGTTACTATCTGGTTCAGATTACGGACGCGGGTTCAGTTCCGTGTTCCGCCACCAATACTTAAAAACCCAATCCTTATCGGTTGGGTTTTTTTCTGCCCGAAACGCCAGTGTTGGCGCGGGTTCGAGCCACGCTACGACGGGTGGTGCTGCCCCGAAATCTAAAGTCATGTGCTACTGAAAACGGGGGACGTCGGACTCACGCTGCTGGTGAGCTGCACCCGCATCGGTTGGTTCGGTGCGTTTCAGCGCGGCGACGAACGCCTCGACGTCATCGGGCACCTGGAATAGGCGATCAATCGTCTAGCTCGGGAACATCCCAATCCGCCGGGCGTGCCTCGCCTGTCTGGTAGAACTGCTTCACCAGCTTCACGTACTCCAAGAAATCCCGGTTTTCCGTAGCCAGCCGATTGGCCATGTCCCAATCAATCTCGTCGCGCTCGCGGGCTGGAATCAGCACCTGACTGTCGGCAGGGTTTTCCACGTCCAGCTTGATGAAGCCGATGCCGTGGGCAGCAAAGAGCATCCGCAGTTCCTTCAGCGTGTCGGTGCCGCCAATTTCTGCCGCAACCAGATAGGCGGCATACACGTCCGAGCCGCTGAAAGTGAGCGCGCCGTCGTAACGGTTGGACGGCAGACGTTCGTCAATTTCGAGGTCATTGAAGCCAACCGCTTTGAGCGCCTCACGAATCGCCCAAGGCGTGCCCTTGTGCCGATGCAGTGCCACGGCGCGGGCGAGCAGTTCGCGGCGCTGTTCTTCGGTCGCCGCAAGCCGCCAGCCTTCCGCGCCCGTGACGTGAAACTGCTCGCCAAGATGCGGCAACGCCGAGGCGATGACATGCTCGAAGTCGTAGATCAGTGTGGGTAGAAGATCGATGTCCGACAGACGCGACTGGACGGCTTCCAGCGCCCGCATGGAAAGATCGGTCGCCAGCGGCGGCGGCAGCAGCGACGGCTTCACGAAATCGTCAGCCATTCGCCACCCCCGTGATGGTCACGTTGATGCTGGTGCAGCGCGGCCACTCCCACTTTTCAAGGTCGATATCGGCGGCTGGCGCGACCGGCGTGACGGAATAGACGCCATAGACGAACAGCGCATCGATGAGCTGCGAACGCACGATGCTTTGGCCGAATTGCAACCGTGCATCACGGAAGTCCTGCGCGGCCTTCTCCACCTGCGCAGTCGCCAGCGCCACATCCGCCGCTGCGTTTAGGACGATCTGCACGTCAATCGCATAGTCCACCGGAACGGGGTCGGCCACCATCACTTGATCGCATAGCGGGCGAACCTTCTCGCCGCTGCACACGGCCAATACAGCCGCCTTGATGGCCTCGCCCGGCAGACCAGCAGCCACCAACGGGTAGAGCGTCACATCGCCGGGGGTATGCGAGATCACGGCCACATCGATGATGTCCGGGTGCGCGCTCATCGCGTGAAATCGATAGGCATCGACAGAACCGGCCACGCTGAATGTTTCTGGCGCAAGGACGATGCGCTCGCGGAAGCGGTCATCGCTCTCGGCTTCTGCACCACCTTCGCTGGTAGTAGTGTTTTCTACGGCGTCCACGGCCAATCCGTCCGGGGCAACGCCGAGCGTCTTGATCTGGCCGGGTGCGAAACCGTTTCCCACTTCGCCCGCCTGGGTACAGATGGCCAGGGCGTCAATCTGCACCGCACCCGCAGGTACCGTGACCGCCTGCGCGGTCGCAAAAGCCACGCTGCCACTGACAGCCTGCGTGCCAGTGGGCAACACGGTGTCGACCGATGGTGCCGGTTCGAAGCTGAAGCGCAGCGTGACACTGGCTGCAACAGCAGGGACACGCGAGACACCCACGTTTTCCCCGAGATAATCGAGGATGACACCGCGCGAGTAGCGAACGAGATTGAGCTTCGCGCCGTCCTGAAAGGCTTCCCGAGTCAGGTTTTCGCGGTAGGCCATCACATCAATCAGCAGGCGTTCTGCCTGCGCCGGATAGAGTGTCTTGCCGGTGAGCTGCTCGTAGAGGGCAATCATCTCCCGCGTGACCTTCGCGGGGTCACGCTCGATGAAACTTGGTTCCGGCATTTTCCGGTCGAGAAGCGTCGTCATAGCAGCTTCCTCAACGGCACGGGCGTCTTGAAGATTTCAGCGCCAACCCCATCGGCGAACACCCATTCCACATCCACGGTCAGCGCCGCCACGTCGCTCGGCGCGACCATCACGCGCATCACTTTGATGCGCGGCTCCCACTGGCGCAGCGCATCAACCACCTCGCGCACGATGTGTGGACGGGCGGCGTCAATTGGGTAGTCGATATAGAGATGAAGCTCACTGCCGAAGGTCGGGCGGTGCGGATCGCTACCCTTCGGTGTGGAGAGAATGATGTAGATGCACTGGCCGATATCGGCCACGCCGGTAACGACTTCCCCATAGCGATCGCTTGCGAGGCCGGAAAGATACCCGTCCACCTGCCCCGATAGCGCGGGCTGGTAGAACGCGGGACGAGAGTTTGCGGGAACGGTAGCGACCATGCGTGTATGGTCGCTTCAAGCCCCTACTGCAACGAGTAAAGGGCTTTAGTTTCTAGGACTGTGCCCGGTCAATGGGAGTGGTGGTTGGTATTCCCACCCGCATCAATAATGGTTCCGGTGGCGGCGATATTGCCGTCCACCTCCACGTTGCCCTGAATGCTGGCCGCAGCACCGCTGCCGCCCTTGCCGAGCATCCCGCCGTTGTAGGTGAGCAAGCCCTGCACGGTGCATTTTCCGGTGATGTTGGTCTGCGGCGCATCGATGGTCACACTCACCGGTGTCTTCACCGTCACCGCACCGTCAGCGGTCACATTTACAACACCTTTGCAAACCACCGTCATCGCACCGTTGCTGCGGTCGTATTCGATGCTACCGCCATCGTTGAACTTGAGATGGAACTTGTCCTTGCTACTCACTGGCGGCACGTCGGGGTTCGAGTAGATCGCACCGAGGATGCAACCGTCTTCCATAAACTCATCGAGCAGGCAGGAAACATGCTCGCCGATATCGAGCGTCCACACCACCTTGTCTTGCAGCGTCTTGGGGTGAATGACCGGAAGCCACTGCGTCGTCAGGCCGTCGAGGTCGGCAAAGCGCACGCGGGCGAAGCCAGGCTTGGAATCGGCCACCACGCCGGTCTTGTAGCTCACGCCGCCAGTCGGACGCGGGTTCATTGCGCTGGCTCCTCTTTGATCTCGGTCGCGCCAAGCGATGGGTCGCGCACGCGCTTGATGTCCACTTCTGTGCCGTAACCGCCGATGTTGGTGCGATACAGGTCGAGCTTGTCCACGCCGTTGACCTTGTAGATGTTCGCCATCGCGTCGACTTCCAGCACGTCGTTGCCGTCCACCACCTGCTTGATGTAGGTCGCGGAGAACTTGCTCTGGAACTCGGCCTTGTCGTTCTGCTTGAAGTCGCCTGTCGGCACCTCGAAGAACGAACAGGTGATGAACACCACATAGGGCACTTGCGCTTGACGGCCTTGCGAGTTGTAGGTCTCCAGCGAGCCGCGCGCCTGCAACTGGATGGCAGTGTACCGGCTGTTCGAGATGCTGCCGATGATGCCGCGTTTCACCATCGAACGCGTTCGCCAGCAATTGGACACCAGCTTTCCCACGGCGACAGCCGCGGTCAAGGTGCTGGAAGAGTTGGGCATCGTGGTGGAGATGACCGGGCAGAAAAAGAACCGCA